ATGCTGGCCGAGGCAAAATCCAGTGACTCGCTCTCACAATCACCGTATAATCCGCGGATGCGACAGCACCACCACAGACTCGTAAGGCGCGGCCCGGTTATTGACGTTTACGTGGACGGCAAGCTGACCAGCCTCCAACTCGAAGTAGTCAAGATCGACGAGGTTCGGGGATTCATGCAGGGTGTCCCGGAAGCCGAGATCGACAGGAAAATGCAACAGCTTCTCGGACCCAACGGCGAGACCGAATTTGTTACCACGGAGACCTAACGGGAGTTAAGGAAACTTTAGGCCCTTTGAACAAGCGGCGTTGGCGTATATTCCGCATGACGCCTGCTTACTGTTCAAGTTGCTGAAAACAGGAATGTTGCCGATTTTAGGAATAGAGGGCGTTTTAAGAGGCTTTCCCGAACCGGGGAGGGTAAGGGTGAATAGAGGCCGGGTCGTTCCCTAGAGTCCGCCCTCTTGGCAGAGCTACCCCTTCTCTATCACCGTCCGTGCCTATTTCCTTTCAGCTTGGACAGCCCACGGCTGAGTAGCTCCGCCTTCTCCTTCTGAGACCTCGCCATATACTCATTCAAAAACCGCATCCCAGGAGTCTCCTTCGGAGCAGTCGGGCCATCCTTAATATAGAGAGATGCGAGCGGCGGCTTGTAGTAAGTAACGATGCTATATTTGAGGCCATCAACTGCACCGATGTTGGTGTGCCACTCCCTTGTGCTCTGACAGATGAGGATGTCCCCCGGCGTCACAGGAATCTTGAGGCCGTATTCCAACAGACAGAAAGTCCCGCCCTCGAAGCCTTTCCCAATGGACGTGAGGCAAGAGAAATTAGGCTTCCTTTGTCCTCCATTCTGGTCCCGATGTAATGCGCTGGGGCAGGATTTGAGCAGCGTGATATTGGAGAAGGCCGTCAGGAATATCCTGAACCTCCACGGTATGCCTCCCCAATTAGGATTCTTCTTATCTCGCTCCAGTTCGCGCTCCCGTTCAGACTTTGGCGTGTTCTGCGCGGCAAATTCTTGTGGGAGAGCATACTTGAAGATTCTGTTCATCGTCACCAATAGCTCTTCCAGTTGGAGGAATGCTGGGGTCGGCGTCCTTAGAAGCTGGGAGCGGGTTCGTTCGGCGATATGAAAGTTCCCGATGGTGATTTCCTTAGCCGCGACCTCTCGTCCCCGCTGTCGCTTTATCCCCGCGAAGGTTTCAGGACGCCCCCCCTTCTTCTTCGGCGGACGCCACTCTAATCCTTCTAGAGCGGCGAAGGCGCGATCGCGGACAGGCGCGGGGATAACATTCTTCAGGTATAGGCCAGCGACCTCGCTGCGCAGGCCGTGTCTGCCCGGCTCGTACCAAAACATCGTGTCGCGCTCGATCTTGGTGAGACCACCACCGTCGTAATACTTATGCTTCAGCTTCTTGAGTTCCGTTTCCGACAGGAAGCTCTCGGCCTTGAGAGTGACGTGGTCCACGTGGAGGGTACGGGGGAAATGTTTGAGCACGACCGCAGGATAAGGGAAGGTGACATTGTTGAGGAAGTGACAGGATAGACACAAAAGCTAATCGTGCAGGAACGCAGAATATAAACAAAATCGCCCAACGGATGAGGTGCAGAGTGTCCGTAGTCCCTTGGAGGGACTGGTAGGAAATTGCGCCGCTGGGCGATTGCTATGCGGAATCCGGGTCTTGAAAGCAGACCACCGGACGGCTGATTGGGTTTAACCCCACTTTCGAGTCTGTCAGAACCCGCTGCTTTAAGCCGCCGCAAACTTTGCCGGGCCACTCTTAGATTGGCCCGAGACTTTAGGGAACTCACCATTGGCACGCTGTTCTAGCAGCGGAGGGATTCAAACCCTCTCTAATGAGTTCCCGATGGTTGCAGGGGATGGAATCGGACCATCGGTGGGGCAACAGTAACCCCAGCGGTTTATGAGACCGCCTCGCCTTCCAAGGCTCCACTGCATAGTGAACGAGTTGTTGAAGCGGTTCGTTCAGGCCGCAATGGTGTGAAGCACTACAATGAGGTCTCTAGTCCTCTTCCTCAAGCACCATCGTTTCCAGCAAAATCATTTGGCCGAGCGGTCCGGCCTCCAGTGCCTCGCTGAGAGCCTGCGCAGCGAGTAGCTTATGAAGAGTTCCATCTACCCGCTTGACCGTGGGCTTCGGATTCGTTCCCTCGGGCTGAGCCAGATTCAAATTAGAGATCAACAGCTTAGAGTTCCACCTCATGTGAGTCCTTTCCCGCACAGCGGGACGGCTCATGCTATCCAACCAACGCATTCAATCGGCGCAACTCAATCACCCAGCCATACGGCGGCTTCCTCCCATTCAAAGCCTCAAACCGACGCTCCAGGTGGTAGAGCTTCAACTTGTTGGACATCTGCTCCCGTGCGGCCTTAGACCGCTTCTTCCAAACTCCCTTGATGATCTTGGATTGTTTCGCTCGGAATTCGGGCGTCCATCTCCCATCCACCCATTCATTCTTGTTCTTGTCAAAATATGGTTCAATTTCTGACCAAGAATGGGCAATCGTAATCGTCTCACTATGTTTCTTACGCCGCACCGGGGTCCAGTATTCCTTGGTGTTGGGATTCGGTTTCTTAGGCATCGCGCATCACCGACTTGAATGCCACCCAACCGAGTTCGTAATCCGCCGGAGCCGATGTCACTCGCATAAAGTTGTAGAGGTCAGGCTCCTGCATCATGATCAGGCGGCTGTAGTACGCGCCGAATGCGTTCGCGATCTTGAACTCGCTGCTCGTGTCTACCTTGAAGCGGCGTTCCCAGCGAGCGATCTCAATCGCGCCTTGAACGCTCCATTGATGGAAGTCCTTCTCGTATTTTCCTTTGTGAAGAATGTCCACGAGGATGTCGTAGACGTGGGGATTGTCCCGGTGATACTTGTGCCACTCGCGGAATGCCTTCGTGCGGCGATCCCGATAGCCTGCCGACTGTCTCGCGGCGGCTTCTAGTGCTTGGTCCAACATGTGAGCCTACATGACGGTAGATGTGTTATTGACCGTCGGCTCCGGCAAACAGGTGATGCTACTGCGACTTCTTGTTAGCCGCGCTTACCGCCTCATTGATCTCTGTGCGCTTCGCGGCGGTACTGAACCCCCGCGCACACTTACGAGAACAAAACTCTCCATTGGAGTGAGGACCCGCAGCAAACAGGGATGTAAAAATACAGCCACACCGCTTACAGACGGCCTGCGCTCCGACGGGAATCTTGCGAAAGTTGCTCATGGCTTATCTCCATGATCGTCTTCGCTTCGCGCACGCCAGATGTGAAATCCCGCCAAGGCCGTAGCAAGAGCAGCATAGTTCGCGTCTAGCTTTCCGTGTAGCTCCAGGTAGAAGCCCGTCACGGAGAAGAACACGACCACCAAGAAGCTCCTACCGCCAAAACTGCCCATTAGGCGGCGCGGCGAGAAGAACGTCTTAATCTTGTCCCAAGGAATGCTCATGTAAACGGCGGGGAGAAAAGGTTTCCGCGTTCATTAGCGATTGGCCTTTCTGGTAATTCCTTTCGCTAATGAACAACCAATTGGAACTAAGGGATTCGGGGTGGAGGGTCAAAATCATGAGACCAAAAGAGTTCAGGGTTTAATTGCACAACGAGATCGCAACCGCGCTCATCAGCACGACTAAGAGCTACAACCAACTGGCAGCGGAGTTCGGTGTATCTAACGCGACGGTGTGGCAGATCGCTAAGAGCCGGGGCATCAAGCGCAAGGTCGGTCGTCCCAAGAAGGCGGCCTAACATGGCTTGGGAAGAACAACTCGCAGTTAGAGACTCAAACCTCTACGAAAACAAGGGCCTCGCCAAGCCGCTCCTAACACTCATCGGCCAGCTTGTTATCGGACCAGATGAGAAAGACCCTCATCCCGATGAAGGATTCTGTATCGCGACGCAAGATTATCTCGCGGCGGCTCTGGGCTGTTCCACCTCAGAAGTCATGGTTTGGGTCAAGATCTTTGAAGAGGACGGCGTCATCACGAAGGTTCAGTACCGGACCAAGCAAGGGTGGAAGCGGAACAAGTATGCGGTGAATATGGAAGTCGTCGTCGCGAACCGAATGGAGAAGGACGAACGCGGGGACTTCATCAGGAACAAGAACCCACAGATGAAGAGAGCCACCTCGCAATTTGCCAGTAGGACCACATCGCAGATTGCGAGTGAGCCTGATGGCAAATTGCGAGTAGGCCTGGTCGCAGATTGCGAGGTATCCTACTCGCAGATTGCCTGCAGAGAAGTTGACTTAGCAAGTAGTGGAGCAGGTGCTGGAGCGAGTGGCTGCCCCGCCAACACAAAAGATAAAGACTCGGGGAGACCCCGAACCCCCAAAACCGAACACGACCACAGCAAAGCTGTGAAACCACATCTCAATGGAAATCATCAACCCCGCTCGGCTTCTTATGAGACCCCCACAGTTCCGTCCGGCTCCCCTAAGAAGATTGCGAGGGCGGTCGTGGCCGCTGGAGTTGGAGACGGCGTTCTTATAAAGAATATTTCGGTGGACGAACTATGAAGACCCTGATTCCGCGCAAGTGTGAGTTCATTCTTAACGATCCCGCTGACGGCTACGTTCAACAATGCGAACGTCTGGCGCTCACCGATGCGGAGTCAGTGTTTAACGTTCTCTTGACCAATCGCAGTCACTACCAGAAAAACCCCGCTATCCCACGGAGCAGGTTGACACATTAAGCCCGTATACTCCACGGCGGAAAATGCGCCAGGTACAGCGATCATTGTGTTTCTCGCCTCTGTCATATATCCCGTAGCGTGCCAATTAAATTTGACACTTTGCGATGAGGCGTTCTGCCATTGAATCCACCAACGACCAACTCTCAACGGAGATACATAGCCGATACAAGCAACTCTGGCAAGGAGGTCAACGTTTGAAATCTGTTTGAGATCGGACCAATCGGCTTTGTACGGGAAACTGTTATCGGAGCGGTTAATCGTCAGATCTTCGGCACGCACGTTGAAACTGAATGTCATCAAGCCGTTCGCATAGTAGTTGGGCAAGTTCACATTCACAGGTTCTCCTGGAAACGGCAAATGCGTGGTTCCCTGAAAGTGTGCCCCCGAGTCGTATGAAATAGTCCAATCAATGTCAGCCGGATGCACGTAATAGCTCAAAATAATAACCGTAAGCGATCCAACGTGGTTAGGCGGTTTACATGCGCAGAGCGTTTGAATTTGGATTCCTGGAAACGCTGGGCTTGCGGGACTCCACGGAGAGTAGCCCGGCACGGCTTTTACATCAATCAACCCATTCGCCTTCGAAGTCTTGGCAGCATAAAGCAAAATGAGACACACCAACACGCATCGCAATGTTTGGACTAAGCGCGGCATCGCATTCCCTCTGCGCCGTACACTAGCACGTCTCGCCAACTAAGTTCCAACGTTGTCACCCTTTTAGCCTGCATGCTGGCCTTAGCGGTTCAGGGTAGATTTCGGCATGAACAATCCCGGCGGATGTTTCAACAGTTTGTTCCCCATTCTTATGCCGTACTCTGGCTGAGAATTACCCGGCTGCCCGAAAAACCTAATTTCACCTTGCGCTCGCCAAATCATCGGCGTATTCTCGGTCCTATGAGTTGGGTTACTGACAGGGTGGCATACGACGAACGCATGGAGCGGATTGACAAAACCCTCCAATCACTGCCGTACACCCCTGCGCCTCCGGCCTGGTTGTCAGTTTGGGAAGAGATCAACGTTTCCGCTCAAGCGGCTGTCCGCGAATTTAACCATAAAAAAGGCTCGGAACAATTCCGTGTGAGCGCGTGGCCGAATAAGTCCGTGATCATGGAAGTCATTTCTCTACCCGCTGCGCACCGCGTTGCGACACTGGTATTGCAGGTAACGGATGAGCAGACTGGCGATTTAGGTCTCACGTGTCCGCCCGTGGGCGAAGGGATAGGGCGGCGCGGCAAGTTCCGCATGCGCGACGGCAAAATCAAAGCCCTTGAGAATTTCGTAGGCGTTCCTCAACCTCCGACAACACCGATGACGGCAGCTGAGTTCGTCCGTTTTATTTTGGAACCTCTGTTGTTCCGCACAAAGTAAGCATCTACCCTTCGCGCTCCCTCCACCATTCCCTCAACCAGTAAAGCGGAGCGACCGCAAGAGCAATAATGTAGAATTTCGACGAAGCGTGGAACCACGCCGCCAGCAACAGCACAAGAAGCACGTACGTCGCGCTCACGATCGGAACGCGAACAACCCAGGATAGTCCTCGCCAGATTGTGGACAGCCGAACATTGAGCAACCTAGTCGGAGCCGACTTTACGCTGTCAATCACGTCGCGCACTGTCGGGTCGTCGTTCATAGGTTTATCCATGTTCTTGCGTCACTTCCCGTCAACCGCAAACTGCATCCAGAGTCCCGCGTAGATAAAACCTACACCCATTGCGATGAACCCGCCAACCCACCACCAACTGATATGATAAGCGCCGGGATCGGCTTTTTGATAAATCGCGTCCATTAATTCAACCACATTTGGCATTTCGTGCCTCCTCGGGCAAAAGCGGACTATAGCACACCCTAGTAGGAGATGTTATACGCGATGGACCCCAGCAAACTCGTTCCAGCTATTCTTGCCTACCTGCAACCAGCAACACTGCTTAGTGCGCTTGTCGGACTCGTGTGGTGGATTATGAAGAAAGCACTCAAGGCCGCAGCTGACCAACTCAAGGGAGTAAAGGAACAACTCTCGGAAATCCAGCAGATCACCAAGATACAAGCGGAGAACCACCTCAGCACCATCGAACGGGAATCACTCAAGCAGACGAGCCTCCTAGAAACGATGATCAAGGAACAGGCCGAAACAAATGGTTCGATTAAGACGCTCTGCGACGTCATCAGCAAGAAAATCTAGCCCACCCAATATTCAAACACACCGCAGAGAGATCAGTCCGAACAGAAAACAAAGAAAGCGAGGCAACCCTAGCTGCCTCGCCTCCGTAAACAAATTAGTAGAAGACTACGCGACGTTGCCGTGGCTCGGATGATCACCACCTGCCCAACCACCTTGATGACCGCCACCGCCGCCCTGATTGCCCTGACCGCGATCACCGCCGTGATCAGGTGTAACGACTGTACGGCCAACATCGGCAGGCAGCGAGGGTGTCACGGAGCGTTCAACGACACCCGAACGACCATCGGGTCCGTGCGCTGGTACGGCGTTCTCATTCGCCGGACTAGCTGGAACCACGGGCTTATCGGTAACATCCTGCCTACTAGGTAGCTGCAAAGGTGTTCCAGGCTCACCCTGCTTCGTGCTGATCTCTGATGGCTCAAATCCCGCACGAAAGGCGGCTCGCCCTAAATGACCATCGACGACATCGCCCCAAATATCACGCGCAACGCGATGGTCGCCACCTGGAATGAAACGGTCTATGGCCTTGTTGCCAGCCTCCTTGACCGCTTCTTTCGCCGCTTTGAAACCCAACGATTCGGCGTTTAATGCATACAAGCCAACCGAAGCTGCAAGACCGCAAATCAGAGCTTGCTTGATCATACGTTCCCCCAGTCGAAGATTTTGGCCCTTTGTTCGTTCGAAGCCGCACACACTCCTCCCTCGACCTTTACAGGTCGTCTTACTGTTTGGTTGGAGGTTGTGTTGGCTTCACATGGTTAGACGTATTTGGCTTCCGTGTTCGCTGCAGTGGCGGCAACCCATTGAACATGCTGCCGTTACTGTGAATTTGGCTCCTGAAGGGATGGCGGTAAGGTGCGTGGAATCTTGCGGTTGGCCTCACTAGCCAAGGTTGCCTGGGTTAGCAAGAATTTTTGATGGGTCCCAGTACTAGGCAGAGCCGAAGAGTATTCGCATCGTCTCTTTGTACTGCGCGGCAACCTGAGGAGATTTCTTGGCGAAGTCCTCAAAAACCTGCTTCTCAATGATCTGCGTGGTGACGTCGCTCTTTCCCAACACGGCGTAAGACTCTTGCTCGGTGCGCGTCAGCATTCCTTGGATGAAGCCTGCTTCAAAAACCTGTTTCAGAGTCAGATTTATCATCGGATAAGTCCTCGCAAATAGATTCCCTGCTTGCGCTACTGAGGATAGCAAAAACAATATGTCCGCCTAAGTAATGCCTTCTTCTCCCACATCCCTCTGCCTAGACTGCTCATCACGAGCGATCAACAGTACGAAGTATTGCGCCAAGCACCAGACTTCCAACAATGCATCGGACCACCGTCGTCTATATGACCGCTATCGCGCAGACGACCCGATTCGCGCACTCTACAAATCACGCAAATGGATAAAGGGAACAAGACTGATTGTCTTGCGGCGCGACATCTTATGCCGAGCAGAGGAAGGCTGTCCCGCAGTAGCCACCGTGGCCGATCACTATCCGCTATCAGCAAGGGAGATCGTAGCGACGCTCGGTGTGAAGGAGTTCTACAACAAGGAACGCTGTCGTGGACTATGCAAGTTCCACCACGACCAGTCCACCGCATTGAGGGAAGGGTTCGCTAAGAAAAATATAGCTCCAGCGATTGAGCATTCTTAGTTTTGTAGACACCACACGCGATGTGGCGCGGCGCATGAAGGTAGGCCATTTTTAGGAGAGGGAGGACCCAGTTCTACTCTCCAGATCGGCGCTACCTGCAATCGTGCTGGGTCACTAGTTACGATCCAACCGTCATTGAGTCCAACCGCTGAGCCTGTGTCTTCTAGAGATCCGGAAGACCACGCCGTACAATTTGCCGAACCGAAATTTAGATTCTGCGTATTGCTCAGTTCTCCAGTGCGAATCCAACCGTAACCGTATGTGTCTGGCAAGCTTGTCGGAGGCCCTGACCCCGAATCGGGAGCAGTCACACCGTTGCTTGTATCGTATTGCAGTCCCGACACGTTCGCGATTTCGTACAATGAGGCCATGTGGTAGTCAGTGGCACAGGCCCTCGTTGCACCATCTCCGGTAACTTTGTTTTTTGTTAGATAAAACTTCCGTATGCCGCATGCTTGTTGAGCAGCAGCGAAAGTACGCGAGCCTCCCCTTATCTCAAAATGCCCGAGGAGGAATCCAGCGAGAGCGGCAACGAGACCTATTGGCACAAGGAGCGCGACTGTCTTTGTCATAAGACCTCCGCATTTGGAAGGCAGAGACTACCACAATTAGCTACCCGTGTGTAGGCGGTGGTCGTGTGGCGGGATGCACCACCACCCGCATGGGCCTTCGTTCTTTAAGCCCATTGTTTCGGAGGCCCGCCGTGGATCATTTTTTACCATAACAACCCTATTTTAGTTTCAAAACTTTCCGGTTCTAGGTAGAGCTATGCCAATCCGAACATACATCTGCCAGAACGATCACCAGTTTGAGCGCATCAATGCGCCTCGCACTATGAAGTGCCCGAGGTGTGGCACCAAAGCGAAGGCCAAAGAGTGGGAAGCTCCCGCTCGCCGCAACCCCGCGCACGGAATACAGACGGATATGGAATAGCCCGTGGGCCGCAATAAAACACCTACTGCCATTCTTGATGCTAAGGGAGCGTTCATCGTCAATCCCCAGCGGTCACGCCCAAGTGAACCGAAGTCAGACCGTCCGCTCGGTTCCCCGCCTAAGTATTTGAGCAAGGAAGAGAAGCTCGTTTGGAAAGAGGTAGCAAAGCGTCTGCTACCCGGCGTCGCGCTTGAGTCCGACCGCGATGCTTTTGAAATGATGGTGCGCATGACGAGCGCAATGCGCAGCGGCCACCCACTGACGGCTGCCGAGCGCACAACGCTCATCTCGCTTTGGAGTCGCTTCGCCATGACTCCAGCAGATCGCAGCAGAGTAGCAGTTGAGAAGCCAGCGGAGTCGGCTTTGCAGAAGTTCATGAGTCGTCGTCAGGCCATTCAGCCTCCGACGGCAGAAACAATTCAATAACTAATCTCAAATTTTTGAACTACCTGCCTCTGGGTTAGAAGCGGAGTTACATCTCCATCGAGCTTGTGACCCGCCGCGTGCCCATCAGCGTTCCGATGAACCTTCTTGGGGCAACACCAACAACAAGGAACTCAAATCATGGATTCAAAGATTCTTAACGCCCGCAAGAAGGAACTGCTCGACCAGCAAGAGAAGATGCTCAACGCTGCGTCCGAAGCAAAGATTGCCCTCACGACTTCTCAGGAAGATTCGTTTCAGGCGATGTCTGTCGAGATCGAGGGGATTAACACAAACATCTCCCGCATCGAAGCGATTGCCAAGGGCAAGCGTGAAGTCGGCGCTCCTGCAACAGAAGTAGTTGTCCCCGAGTTCGGTAAGAGCAAGGCCAAGTATTCCAACTGCTCCACCGACTATGCGGAAGCCTTCTGGAACATGCTGAAGTCCCCGAAGAATTTCTCCAACGCCGCATTGGGCGAAGGCGGCACCGCCGCTGACGGTTCGTACCTCGTCCCGTCCCAGACCGATCCGTCCATTCCGAACTTGGCGGTGATCGAGGCCAGCGCACGTAAGCTGAGCCGCGTCATCCAAACCGAAATGGACCTCAAGATTCCTTACCAGTCTGCAAAGACTACCGCTTCTGCGAAGGCCGAGTCCAACAACTCCGGCACGAACGCATTTGCTACGAGCGTTCCTCAGTTCGCAACGACCACGTTGTCGGCCTATATGGCTGGCGATCAGGTTGCAGTGTCGTGGGAACTCTTGCAGGACGTGAAGGCTCTCTCGGCATTCGTAACCGCCGACCTCAATCGTGCGGTGTTCAACTACGAAGAAAACAAGTTCATCAACGGCTCTGGCACGAGCGAACCGCTCGGCTATCTTAACGGCGCAACTGCCGCTGCGACTGCCAGCTTGACGATCAACAACGTTCTCGACCTCACGGGTGACTTGCGTCAGGCTTACTACGCAAACGCGTCGTTCCTCATCAACCGTCAAGAACTCATCCGTCTGTACAAGGCGCAAATTGCTGCGTCTCAGTTCCAGACCTACATCACCTATGACCCGAACGGTCAGACTCGCTTGCTGGGCTTCCCGGTAGCGTTCTCTTCGGACATGCCAGTCTACTCGGCTTCTCCTTCTACCACTGGCGCGGTTCTCTTCGGAGACTTCGCTTCTGGCTTTGTCATCGGCGACCGTGGCGACAGCAACATCCGCGTCAAGGTTCTCGACCAGGTTGCTGCCCAAAACGGACAGACAATCATCCTCGGCTACCGCCGTACCGACCAGCGTTGCGTGCTCCAAGAAGCCGTGCAGCTGCTCACAACCAACGGATAAGTTGGTTCAAACACAAATCGAGGCCCGGAGATTACTGATCTCCGGGTCTTTTTCTTTAGCGAAACAACTATCCAAACACATTACATGAGCAGAGTTGCGGAGCAATATATAGATGATGTGTTGGAGCAGCGCATTGCTGCCGGCCCGTGGATCGTCAAAGCCTTCCAAAGACACAGAAAAGACCTCGAAGCGGCCAAAAGCCGAGGTTTGTATTTCGACCGCGCCGCTGGCGACTTCGTAATCGAATTTTGCGAGAGGTTCTGTAACCCGCCGAACCAAGACAGCCCAATGGTTTTGATGCCCTGGCAGCACGCCCTGCTTTACGTCACCTACGGTTGGAAGCGGAGCGATGGCACCCGCCGATTCCGTCGCACCTACCTAGAAATTGCCAAGAAGAATGGAAAAACCGCGCTGGCTGCGGCTCTTTCCCTCTACCACTTGATTGCCGATGGCGAGTTGTCCGCTCGTGTTTTCATTAGCGCGACGACGCACAAGCAAGCTGGGATTTGCTTCAAGGAAGCCGCCGCTATGCGTGGGCGAAATGCCGATCTCAAAACCGCGATTCACCAGTCAGGCAAAGAACCAATCATAGCTCTCTACACAAATGACCTTGGTCGCCTCAGCATGATGAGCCGGGACGCGGCCACGGAAGACGGCGCGGTCGTATCTTGCGCGATTTTGGACGAACTTCACCGCTGGAAAAACGGCTCCAACATCTATTCCGTGCTCCGCTACGGCGGTCGCACTCGAAAACAGCCCTTGATGATCGAAACCACCACCGCTGGAGCCTCAGCGGACGGAACTTCCCTGTGTTATGCCGAACGGGAGTATGGAACAAAGATTTTGGACGGTCACATTGAGGACGACGAGTTCGCACCGTGGATTTTTTGCATGGAGGCGAAGGATGACTGGAAGAACCCCGCTAACTGGGTGAAATCCAATCCGAGCTTGGGCTACATCATCAGCGAGGACGATTTACTCAAGGAATTTGCCGAGGCCCAAGGCAAGCCCACCACTGTTGGCGAGTTCAAGCGGTTCGCGCTCAACATTTGGTCGTCAGAAGCTGAGAACCCGGCCATCGAAATCGAGAAGTGGGGTGCCTGCTGTCGCGAACCCCTTGAAAACCACCCTGACCCACGCCGTCTCCGCAAGGAATCGGTCGCAGAACTGGCTGGGCGAACGTCATTCTGGGCGCTTGACTTGGCTCCGAAACTTGACACTTCTGCTCTAGTCGGGGTGTTTCCACCACAGAAACCGGATGAAAAGTGGCGGATTCTTGAATATTTCTGGTGCCCGAAAGACAACGTTGCGGGCCGTGTAAAGCGCGACCGTGTTCCCTATGACCTGTGGTCCGAAATGGGGTTCATCACACTCACGCCCGGCAATCTTACAGACGTTCGCTTCATCGCGGAGCAGATTGTAGAAATTTGTAAGCAGTTCGAAGTGAAAGAAGTCGCATACGACGATGCGTGGTCGTCGGAACTTATTCGTATGCTGGGCGAGTCCGGCTTCGACATGAACAAGTTCGTTCCCTTCCCTCAGACCCATATCCGCATGAACGCTCCCTGCCAGGAGATGATGCGCAAGATTCTTCGCCAGGAATTTTCACATGACAACAATCCCGTGATGCGCTGGCAGATGGCGAACCTGCGGTGGAACACACAGAAGGGAACGGGGTTCGTTAAACCCGCACGCGATAGCAAGCGCGAAAAGATTGACGGCTGTGCTTCGCTCATCATGGCATTAGCTCGAGCTACCGATCCTGAGAATCAGGTCAAGCCCAAGCGTCCGTTCTTCGTTGTGACGAGTCAATAATCCAGACTTCCAACCCCCTTAGTAGATGCCCAATGGCATCCGTGTCTTTTTGCGGCCCACACGTTACAGAGTCCATCGACTCCTGAAGGCAACATGGAATTTATTCGTCTTAACATACCCCGTCCTCTCAAGATGGACGGCGGCTCAAGTACTCTCGCCACGCCGTCTGCCGACCTAGTACAAGCCTTACTTGGATTTCCTGCCGCCGCTGGCAAGCCAGTTACAAAGACTACCGCCATGCGAGTCGCAGCATTCTTGTCTGGCGTCAAGATGCTGGCAAGCGACATCGCCAAGATGCCGCTAATTCTGCGTGAGACCAAGATAGTTAGTGGCCGTCAGAGCACTCAACCCGCCATCGAAGATCCTCTGTATCCAATTTTGAAGGACTGCCCTAACGAGTGGCAGACCAGCTATCAGCTTCGTTGGTTCCTCGCTTCGCAACTCATCATGCAGGGCAATTGCTTCTGCCAGAAGATTACGGACCAAGCAGGCGACATCACCGCGTTGAATCCTCTGGATGCTTGGAATATGGCTCCGCATTGGGATCGCTCCGTTAATCCGCCTCGTTTGCTGTGGCGTCACTCGGACGGCCTGGGAAATGTGCGGGAGTTCAAACAGTCCGAGTTGTGGCACGTCACCAACGTCAACATCGAAGGCAACGGAGTTGCTGGCACGGCAATCATCGCACTCGCTAAGGAAGCCCTGAGCGTCCTGATGGCAGCGGAAGAAACAGCCGGACGCAACTTTGCGAACGGACTAGGCATGGGCGGATTCATTTCATTCCCGCCTGAAACAGAACTGACCGAGCCGGAAGCTCAGAACGTTGTTGACACGTTGAAGAAGAATTTTTCGGGATCACAGAACGCTGGAAAGTTCTCAGTCATTCCCGGTGGCGGCAAATGGGAAAAGATGACCTTCAATGCGCAGGAATCCCAGTTGCTTGAGTCGCGCAAATGGAATGAACAGGAAGTTGTTCGCCTACTTGGCGGAGCGCCGCTGCTTGTGAAGCTCGGACTAGGAGAGCAGAACAGCACCTACGCGTCTAGCTCCGCATTCTTAGACGAGTACTTCAACACATCGTTGCTGCCGCACACCACAGCCATTGAGCAGTCCATCACACGTGACCTGATTCCTCAGCAGAAGCGCGGAAAGCTATACGCCAAGCACAGCGCCGACATCATTCTCAGAGGTTCGCCTAAAGAGCGTGCCGAGACGAACCAACTTCTTATCAACTCATGGCAGATGACGCCCAATGAAGCGCGGGCAATTGAAGATCGAGATTGGATTGAAGGCGGTGACTTTCTGAGCGGCCCTGCGAACAGTGCTGTCTTTGACCCTGAGCAACAGGAATTTTTCATCCCCGGCCAGAAACCGCCTGAGCCTGACGGCGATGAGGGCGGCGATACAGAAACTAAGCCAGGGGAACAAGAACCTGACACGGCAGGAGATGGCGACGGTAACACCGCGCCTCCGATTAAGCCCACAAAGAAGCCGCAGCCCGATAAGGCAAAGGCTCGCCTACTCGCAATTGCCAACTCTCTGGCGGAGCGCGTCATGCGCAAGGAAGCCAAGGGCGGAATAGACGCGAAGTTCGTCGCCGAAGTGATGAGCGTGAGCATGGAACACGCACAAGAGTATGTCGCAATGCGCAGCAAGCTGAGCGACGAGGAAGCTCGTACAGCACTGATCGTGCTGGCACAGGGGGAATAACGATGATCGCACTACTACGCAAAGAAAAATTGCCAACAGCATTCAAATCGGAAGCCACAGCGGGTTCGCTGTCGGTCGAAATCTACGACGTGATTGGAGCCGATATTTTTGGCGAAGGCGTCACCGCCAGCGCCGTGAGCGCTGCCATCAACGGCGAAACTCCATACGACAGCATCACCGTCAGGCTCAACTCGCCGGGTGGCGATTTGTTCGAGGGCGTTGCCATCTACAACGTACTGAAGAACTCCGGTAAGCCCGTCAATGTCGTGGTGGACGGACTCGCGGCTTCCGCTGCGTCCTTGATCGCTATGGCCGGGGACACGATCACGATGGGCGAAGGCAGCATGATGATGATTCACAACGCAATGGCAATGGCCTTCGGTAACGCGGACGACTTCCGCAGGATGAGCGACACGCTGGATACCGTGAGCGCGTCAGCAGCGGACTTGTATGTTGGCCGCACCAAGATGAAGAAGTCCGACGTGCTGGAGATGATGAGCGCAGAGACGTGGATGAGCGCGAAAGATGCTGTGAAGTACGGCTTCGCTACCGCCGTTCAGGGCAAAGGCAAGGTCAGCAACGCATTCGACCTCAGCAGCTTCAAGAACACTCCTGAAGAGTTGAAAGAGCAGGCCGAACCAGTCATTGAGGTCGAACCAGTTGTCGAACCCATCGTGGAAGACGACTACAAGATCGAACTGTTGCGCAAGCGTTTGGAAATTTCAAAGAGGAAGTAACAAATGTACGAAAAGATAGTGACCCCGAGAACCGTACCAGTCGTCACGCCGGAGCAGCTTGCTGCTTTCGGACGCTTTGACGTGCCTCAAAAGTATGCCACGGGGTCGTCTCCTCAAACTCTGACCGCCGATTATGCTCTGCTTGAACTGTTCTTAGAGGCCGCAACGGACGAAGTGGAGACCTGTGCGGCTCAAGCCTGCCTTAACGAACAGATTTTGCTGACCTTTGACTTCTTCCCCAACCAGCAAGACCCGCGCAACTTCCTCAACTACCAGTTGAGCTATGCGTACAACATCACGCCTTGGTGGTGGTTCGGATTTCCTCAAATGGACAGCATTGAGCTTGTCCGTCGCCCGGTTATCGTGCCTAGTGGCTCTCCCGTGACGAATACGGTCACGATTCAATACAACGACCAGAACGGAGCGTTGCAGACATTCGATTCGTCCGACTATTCCGTCCAGATGGACAAGATTTGCCTAAACGTGGGCAGCACGTGGCCACTCACGGACCGTCGCCAGGATTGCATCCAGATTACCTATTGGGCAGGCTTCAGCGCCGCCGACCCCACTCAAGTTCCTGCTCGTTTGCAGATGGCGATTCTGTTTCTAGCTAATCATTTCTGGGAAAACCGCAGCATCGTTGCCGTAGAACCCACGAGCGAAGTTCACATGACGCTCTGCAAGATGCTGAGTTCATTCCGCAGCATGAGGATACCCCGCTAAATGCTGCCGAAGAAGCTCAGCACGGGAGTTCGCTACTTGAGTGCCTCGGCATTCAACTGCTACATCACGTTCGTTGACCCCGATGCTGGTCAGGCGAGCGATGGCACGCCCAACGCCCCGGTTGTTGTCGCAAGCAACATCCATGCGAACGTGGCGCAATGGCGCGGCAAGGAAGTAGATAAGCCGCAGGAGCGCGTCGGACAGTCGAGCTACAAGATGATTATTCGTTATCCCAAAACCTATGCGGTCAACGCGGGAATGCAGATTCAGTTTCGCAGCCAGCTGCATGAAATTGAAAGTATCTCCGATCCCGATGGACAACAGGTTGAGCTTCATCTTTGGACTTGGGTCAACAACGATGCGGCAGGTACCAGCTAATGAGTATCGAACAGGGATTGTTTCAACTCATTCAAACGGATGCGACGGTCAGTTCCCTGGTCAACATGGCTCAGGGCAAAGGATTGTACTGGATATTGGCACCGAAGGGTTCCGTGTATCCGCAAATCGTGCTCAGCCGCGTGGCGACAAGTGATGTCTACACGTTCAAGGGCGCAACGGGTTTCAGAAACGCATTGTTCCAAGTTGATTGCTACGCCTCGCTGTACTACCCGAGCCGTGCGATAGCAGATGCCGTTCGCGGACTTTTGCAATCTTATGTAGGGACCCTTGCGGATACGGATTTAACTTCCGTAGCGGCTGTGCTCACAACGAAGGACTGGGACATGCCCTACGAAGAGGGGGCAACAGGTTTCGTGTTCCGCTCAATGTTGGAGTTCAGAGTTTGGTACAGCGAAGTTGGAGTGATTGACGGGGGGACGTTCGGTTCTATGGACACCCTGCTAATAGACGGCGGTTCGTTTTCGTCAAGCGACGCCGGAAGAATAGACGGCGGGAGCTTTTAATGTCTCAGACATACACAATTGAACTAAAGCGGGGCTTGTTCGCAAATCTTCCCGCATCGGGCAGCCTCGGTGAGCCTTACTTCTGTACGGACACGGGTCAACTGTTCATCTGGAACGGCTCCGCGATGGCGCAGATTTCCGTCAACATTCCCGTCACGTCCGTATTCAGTCGCACTGGAACGATCACGGCTCAATCTGGTGATTACGGTGCCTTCTACGATGTACTCGGCGCGGCGGCCACGGCTCAATCCAACGCCGAAACCTTTGCTACGTCACAGGGCTACGTTACTGCTTCTACCGCTCCAGTGAGGTCCGTGTTTGGTCGCACAGGAATCATCACGGCACAAAGCGGCGACTATTCATATTCGCAGATCAGCGGCACACCAACTCTGCCGCAAAATGAACCAGCAGTCGCTCACAACTTTCTGACAGCCTACAACTCCACAACCGGAGCATTCACACAGGCTCAGCCTTCGTACTCGGATATTTCAGGCACGCCACAATTGGCACAATCTTTCTCCCCGGTAGCGGGTGAGTTTCTCACAGGCTACACGGCAAGCACGGGCGTCTTCACCGCTGCTACACCTTCGTATCCCGTGATTTCGGTTTTCGGTCGCACGGGTACGGTCACGGCTGCAACTAACGATTACAGCTTCAGCCAGATCAGCGGCTCCGTGGCCGCAAGCCAGCTTCCGAATCCCTCGGCTTCCACCCTTGGCGGCGTGGAATCCATCGCCGCAGTCGCTCACAACTTCTTGACTGGTATCTCGACCTCAGGCGTTCCTAGTCAGGCTCAGCCTGCATTCACCGACATCTCTGGTACGGCGACATCCGCTCAACTTCCTGCGGCTACAAACTCCGCACAGGGCGCAATCGAACTCAACACCGATCTTGGCGGCACAGCAACGGCTCCCCAAGTCGTGAGCACACATTTGGGTTCCCCGCTCCCCGTCAACCAAGGCGGAACGGGAACCACATCTCCGGCAATCGTCGCGGGTACTGGTGTGACCGTTAGCGGTAGCTGGCCGAATCAAACCGTCAACGCAACATTGAACCAAGTCGTTCAGTCTGGCCTCATGGCCGAGTACCGCATCCTCGCTTCCGAGACTGTTGCCTCACTAGTGGATTACAGCGGTAACGGAAACGGCGCGACCGGAACCGTAGGTACGGCTCCGACGATTATCAGCGGCTCAGGCGGCATTCAGTGCAATGCCAACGGCGCTGTAAGCCTGCCGTCCGCTTTGAACTCCGCGCTGACCATCATGGTCGTGGCGGGTTTCCAGCCGAGCGCAACCACGCAGTACACCAGTGGAACGCCTGCGGCATCAATCGCTCAAGCGTTGGTTCAGGGAACTAACTCCTCACACGCTATCGTGATGGAGTTGCTCGCACTTCAAGCCAATAACGGCGTCACGACCACAGCCAGCTTGCAGACTCTATTCGGCGGCTACCGTCCCGCAACACTCAACCAAACCGCAACTAACAACGGCTTCAACACGATGACTGAGGGCTGTTTCGCTGGACTCGGAAGCCTTGCCCTGACTCTTGGTGCCTCCGACCAGTGGTACATCAACGGCGTCGCCATCCCGCAGACTCTATCTTCCGCATCCGCTGGTCAACAGACTACGGGTAACTTCCAGCTTGGCGGTTGCGCTGCAAACACTGGACAGACTCTCGTCAGCTATTTCCAAGGGCAAATCTATTACGTGCTGTTTTATAACCGTGCGCTCTCGGCATCGGAAGTCGTCGCCAACCATAACGTCATGCTCAATGCTTTGGCAGCACGCGGCGTGAACTTCTCACCTGCGATTGCCACCAGCGACACCCGTCCTCAGATCGTTACGATGGGCGACTCAATTACGGCGGGTGTAGGGGCTGGTGGAAATGCGCCATTCCCCGTGTATCTTGGTATTCCGCTCACCGGACTCCCCTACACACCCGCGATTGAAAACCAAGGCATCGGTGGTTCGACGGCAGCAGCGAGATATGCATACGGAAACATTGACGTTGACTCGCTGTATCGTCCGGGTGCGATTGCGAACGTCTTCACGTATTGGCTGGGAACCAACGACAACAACCAAGCGGTCACCGATTGGGGACTGACCCGAGACTACTTGCTCCAGCGCAAGGCGAAGGGCTTCAAAGCCATCCCTATTTCAATGATTTCCCGCACTACCGAGGACGCCTATAAGGACGCACTGAATCCACTGATCCGCACCACTTGGAAAGAGTATGCAGATGGTTTCTGCGATATGGCTGCGAACCCAAACTTGGGTGCTGATGGAGCGTATGCGAACACAACCTATTTCAGCGGAGACCAAGTTCACCCCACACAACTTAGCTACACAAGTGTTATCGCTCCGCTCGTGAACGCTGCGATTGCCCGTGTCTACGGCAAACGCGACTTCTCGTCCGCACGCACTGTCGTGGCTCCATCCGGCATCGCAAACACTGGCGGTGCCACATTCGGCGTCAGCGGATTCAACTACGCAAGTCTGTCCATCGGAACCGTCGCCGAAAGCGAAGTGATTTACTTCGTGGCGCAGGGCAACGCTACCCCGACTTGGGTCAACGACAGTTTGGGGAACCAATACTTCAACATCGCAAACACGTCAAACGGCGGCTCGGTTTGGGGCACGCGAACTATTCGTCCGGGCACCTGCTTTATCAACGTGTTCTATGCTGGGGGAATCCCGAACTCAATTTTCCGTGGTTCATGGGCGAAATATTCAGGCGTTGGAAACTTCGGAGCGGAATCAGTTGCAAGCAACAACGCCGGATCGGGCACGACGATGACAGGCGGAGCGGTAACTCCGGCTGAAAACAACTGCTTGGTTCTCGGTATCGGCTCGACGGGATTTTCAGCGGCTTCGGTTGCGGCATCCGGCAGCTACACACTACGAGCGTCTACTGCTAACTCGTGGATTGTTGAGTTTGTTCAAAGCTCAGCCGGAGCTACGACCCCGACAGCTACGAACTCCAACTCTTTGACCGCCTATGGCATGACTTCAGTAGTGCTAGAGCCAGCGCCAAGCGGACTAGTGTATTTGACCGACACCGATGTATGCGTCAACGCCAATCCCGCTTCCGCAAGTGTGACGCTCCAGCTTCCGACCGCAGTAGGCATGACGGGTCAGACAGTCAGCATCAAGAACGTCCAGACGAGTGGTGCCAACACCGTGACCGTTGTTCCCAAGGCTTGGCAGATTAAGTCTGTCACTGGAAATGGAACTACCGTCACTTATACGGTGGACAACACCTACAGCCTAGCTGCGGGTCAGAGCGTGACGACCACGGGATGCACCACGGGCGGATTCAACGGCACGTTTACGGTGGCAACGGTTCCGAGCACCACGACCTTCACGGTTACGAACTCCACCAACGCAGCGGAAACCGAACCGTACACGGCTCAGTACATCAACGAGTTGATCGACGGTGGGCCAAGCGACACCGTTGCCAACAAGGCCGCTGCGGTCTATCAGAGCGTTTTTGTCGGCAACAGCACTGGCGGCGCGAACTGGGTGAGGATTCAATAATTCGGACTTTCAAACCTCTAAGTAGCAAGTGAATATCGCAAGTCGAACACAGGGCAGAAGCAATTCCGCCTAAGACGAAGACCAGCTAATTTATGACCATTGCGGTCATGGCGCACTTGTGCGTCAAGCTCTTCCCTCCCTGCGTTCCTTGTCCATTCACTTCTAAAGGATTTATGCCCATCGAAATCGAAGGTCTGGCCGATCTATCCAAGATGCTGACGGAGCTTACTCCGCAAGCAGCCAAGCGTTACCTGTCTCGCTGCGCAGAACCAGCCGCTCAAGTAGTTCTCGATGCGATGGCTCAGACAGTTCCCGTGGGAGTTGGCATTCTCGAAGAGGAGTTGGGCTGGCAGAAGAAGTGGGCAAACAGCGGAGACGAAACCACGATGGAAATCAACATCGGCCCGTTGAAACCCGCATTCTGGGGATCGTTTCAAGAATTTGGGACAGCTACACAACCCGCACAGCACTGGATGGGACGTGCGTGGGAAGGCTGCCGTGATCAGTGCCTGGACGTATTCGCAACTGAGGCGATTGGTCTATTGCAGGATTTGGAGAACAGAAAGTAATGCTCCCAAGCGTAAGCGTGGTCATGCCAGTCGGCTATGGCGACAAGTATTTCGCGGTAGCTCTGAATTGTTTTTTGAATCAGACGTATGACCTGTTGTACGACGGGCAGCTTGAAATCGTGGTGGTGGATAACAGCGACAAGCCGATCAGACATCTGCTACCGGACGATGAACGAATCAAGTACCACCGCCGCGAGCGGATGTCAGTGGGCGCACTTAGAAACGTGGGCACGAAGTTGGCAACGGGAGAAATTTGTTTCTCTGGCGATGAGGATGACTGGTCAAGCGCAGACCGCATTGCGGAGCAAGTTGACAGGCTCGTCGGTTCGGGGAAAAGCGTCACTGGGTTTCACAACTTGCTCTATTGGGACACAGCGATAGAGAAGGCTCACAAGTATTTTTACGAGGTGTCCGGCAGAAATCATCCGCCGTATGCGATGGGAACGAGTCAGTGTTACCTCAAGTCTTGGTGGGCGAAGTATCCGTTTCCCGAAGGCCAGAGGGCAGAAGATTTTGGATTTCAGCAAGAGGCGTTGCATCGCAGTCAGCTTGATAGCACCGACTGCGGGCAACTATGCGTAGCACGAGCGCACAGGGATTCACAGTGTCCACCGCAATTCGGACACAAACAGTTTCCGGCGGTCAGCAACAATGATCTGCCCAAAGAGTTCTTCGATGCCATCGGCGTCGAGAAGTAGTAAAGCCCTAACCGGGCAAAAGGAAATAAATATATGCCAGTACCAATTGTTGGAATCGGAGCAGCTTTTGAGTTTGCCACCGTCGCATCACCAACGGTTTTCACGACCTTAGCAGGCGTGGATGCCATCACCTTCTCGGGCGATAAAGTCGCAACTGAGAAGACAACCACTATGGCAACCGCAAACGGCGTGGACACCTACATCGGCAGTACCCAGGAACCGGGTAGCTGCGACGTCAAGGCGTTCTTCTTGCCGGGTGATGCTACTCAGACCGCGTTGGAAGCGATCCGCCTTGCAGGTGTAGCCGTACAAATGAAGGCAGTTTATGGCTCGTCCAATAGCCGCACTTTCAGCGGAATTGTGGAGAGCATGACCGCCAGCCATCCGCTAGACAAGCCTTCGCGTCTCGACGTGAAGATCAAGCTCAGCGGTCCTTGGACTCTCGCCTAAAACATTCCGGGGGCGGAAACGCCCCCTGCATTTCACTGAAGCCCTAAGTGTATTCGGAGACTCATGGCAAACGAACAGATCATCAAGACACGAACAACAGACCACTTCGCTCTCCATATTGACGGTGAGGATGGCAAGCCCGTCAAAGTGTGGAAGCTCTGCTACGACTACCGCGCCATCGCCAAAATTGAAGATGCCATCGGCAAGGACATCAAGAAAATTGCGGACTGGGTGAAGTTATCCAGTGGCAAGGACTTCCCCACGATCGTTTGGGGCGGACTAAACCGTTACAACCCCGAAGTCACGCTGGACGAAGTCATAGACATTCTTAATCCCGAGGCGCAACGCCTGTTGAGCGATCAGATTTTCGATTTGATGTTCCCTCAGGTCAAAGAAGCCGTGGAGAAGTTGCAGAAGGAAAAGGAATCGGGTGCAACTGCCAGCCCAAACGGGCAGGCGGGGACGACGAGCACTTAGAGTCGCCTCCCGACACGTGGGCCGAGCTTTGGGCGTGGGCACGATACGACTTTGACCTTAGCTGGGAAGAGTTCGAGGAAATGACTCCCCGCATGTTTTTAGAACTGTGTAGACGGCGCAATGTGCGAATCAGATACGAACGCTTCGCCAACGCACAGACAGCGGCGGCGGTTTACAACGTGAATCGCAGAAGCACAGACGACCCTGTGGTGACCGCGATGGATTTTGTAAGGGACGAGGCAGCGACCGAAAAGCGGGAGAAGGTACGCACGGCGAAGAAGTTTGTGAAGGAAGTCATCGGCGGACTGCCCATGACAACCGCTCGTGGCAAGTTCTTGGAGACAAGATTGAAAGTCATCAATGACTTGCGAGCGAGCGGCTATGAAGAGGCTGAACAGATTTTTGACGAATGCTGGCCGAATTTGAAGCCGAAGGAAAATGAATGAGCGAAGTAGGAGCACTAATCATCAAGTTGCAGGCCGAGACCGCTCAATTCCGCGAGGACATGGGCAAGGTCAAGCAAGACCTCGCCGACCTGAAGCCAGCGTCACAGGAAGCTGGCGAAGCCATGGGCACAAGCATGCACGAAGCCCGTGGCGGATTGATGCTTACGGAAGAGATCGTTGGCGTCCACATCCCCCGCCACTTGAACGCCCTTATCGCACAAATCCCTGGTGTCGGCGCTGTGTTCGCCAACATGCTGCCCATCATCGGCGTTGTGGCGGCAATTGCCATTGTCACCGAACTTATCCGCAAACATGAGGAAATGAAAGACAAAGCAGCCGCTACCCGTGCGGCTTATGTTGCGTTTGCTGGTGGCGCGGCTGAATCGCTTCGTAAACTTCAAGACGAACTGCTTCAAGCCGGGATGAAGATGGACGAGTTGACTGGCGACCACGCCGCCAAGCTCCAAAAAGAACTCCAGCTAATTGACTCGCAAACGCTCAGCAAGCTCGTTAGCGAGTTCGACAAACTTGCCGACCATGTGGACAAGGTCTTCGCCGACATGCGTGCGCAGGAATCGTTCTTCCAAATCGGCAGCGCAGCCAAAGAGGTTCAAAGCGACCTCAAAGAGTTCAAGGACTCCTACGATTTAGCAATGCAGACGGGTAATACGCAGGCCGCCGCTGCTGCTACGGCGAAATTTAAGAATCAAATCAACGATATGGCAGTCGCCGCAGCAAAGGCAAAAGAGGAACTTCACCAAGCCAACCAAGAAGCATCCAGCATGGGTGATGGGATTAAACTCAGCGAAGACGATTCCGACGCCACAAAGGAACAGTCCAAAGCACTAGAGATCGCCACTCAGTTTCTCAAAGATTACACGCAGGAAAAGAAGGTCATCGCTCAGATTAACAGCGCCGATAAGGGCATTGCTGTAGCAAAGGAAAATAAAGAGGCGCTAGCCGAAGAAGCCGCCATCCAGAAGATTCTTACGCAGGGCACCCTCGCGCACGATGCCGCATTGCACAAGCTCGCACAGACCCAGGCCGAAATCGCGGTCGCTGGCGACAAGGGCAATCAGGAAGAGTCCATTGACGCCAAGCTAGACAAATCTCTCCAAGCCATTCAGCAGGAACACGAGGCAGCAGTAGAAGCTGCCAACCAGATTTTGGAAAGTAAGAAAACTCTGTACGCGGCTGACCTAAAAGCTGCTGGTCAGAACGTCACGAAGAAAAAGGAACTCGACGCCCAGTACGCGAACGATGTGCGTGCTCACGACGACGAAATTGCTCAAGCCGATGCCGATGCCCAAAAGAAATCCGTAGCCGCTACTGCGACTGCGGCTGCCGAAAAGCAGCGCATGGCGATAGCAGCGGCGCAAGCTACAGCTGACGGCACGTTAGCCATAGACATTAAGAGTTCACAAGATAAAGAAAAAGCCGCCTTGCAAGAAGCCAAGAACCAAGAAGCATTGCACAAAGCCACTTGGCGGCAGACGTTGGGCGCAGAAGTCCAAGCGATCAACGAACAAACGGCAGCGGAGGTCAACGCTTACAACCAACGCATCGCCAACCTGAATAAGTTCTCCGCCGACTACCAGAAGAAGGTACAGGAACTTCAGAACAAGATTATCGAAACCGAAAAGAAGGGCACGGCTCAGGTCACACAGATTGAGCAGGCGGCTCAGCAGAAGCAGCTTATCAACACGCAGCAGGCTTACGACCGAATGTACCAGTCCATCGCCAATGACGTCGCCAAGAGCATCGTTGAAAACAAGAGCTTGGCTCAGTCGTTCCGCCAGACGGGCGAACAGCTAATTGAGGGCATGATCCGCAACCTAATCATGATGGAGCTTACCCATGACAGGGAGAAGCTCATCAACGCCGAAGGTGCGTTCGATAAATCTTTCAACTGGGCATCGGCATGGGGCGGCCCTATTGCTGGTGCAGTCGCTGGTGCGGCTGCGTTTGCTGCCGTCATGAGTTTCGAGGTAGGTGGAAAAATCCCCGGCAGCGGCCCGGTTTCAATCGTCGGTCACGGCGGCGAGACCGTTGTCACTCGTGCGTTGACTGACCGGGTGGAGCAAGCGGAAGGAAAAAACAGTAACAGCCGTGGCGACATTCACATGCACAACAGCTTTGCCCCTCATATTCAAGCCTTGGACTCCGAAAGCATGGACAGGGTTTTGGCTAAGCATGGCTCTACGTTCCAGCGGCATATCACGTCGGCGGTCAGAAGGATGAACAGGGGCTAACTATGAGCTACACAATTATGCCGACCATGCCCTTGAGCATGGCAAAGGGTCTAAAGAAGACGCCGAACTTCAACACGGTGAAGCAGAAGGTCGCTGCTAGCAGAGGCAATGCCGCAGTTTCGCTGAAGCCTTACCCGACTTGGGACTTCGAGTTCGACCTTGACCACATTACTGGGAATGAAGCCGCCGCGTCATCCGTATTGGCCGAGTTCTTTGGCACCTTCATGGCAACTGCGGGGGGCGCTGCGCTTTTCCTGTTCACCGATCCGCAAGACAACACCGTAGCCACAAGCAGCAGCGGAATGCTGAACGTCACTCCGGGCGCTGCATCGCCAATGGGTCTGACGGGGGATGGAACCTCCACGCAGTTTCAACTTGCTCGCCAGATCGGCGGGGTCGCATGGGACATCATCCAAAACCTGAACGGCGGCATAACCGTGAAGGTCAACGGTTCCGTCGTCACGAACTACTCCGTCTCGAACACGGGCGTCATTACCTTTACGCCCGTAGGCTCGCCGCCTGTGGCTGCACCTCCAAATGGCGCGACGCTGACGTGGACGGGATCATTCTATTTTCTATGCCGCTTCGATGAAGACATTGTGGATGCTACTCGCTCGTTCACGACCAATTCCGGCACTGACCAGTGGCTTGTCGCAGCCGTGAAATTCAGTTCGGAGTTCGTATAGATGAAGCGACTCATGCCATCTACGTTGATCACCTTCTTGCAGCAGAACCCTAACTGCCTCAAGGCCGATCTATTCGTCATCACTTTGCCGACAGGCACGGTGATATATGTAACCGAAGGTCAATTCGATATTACGGTTCCCAGTGGCACGCCCGGATGGGCCGGAGCTACTCATACGTTCTTGTCCACGACCTACGGCAAATGGACACGTGGGCCGATCACTAGCGAGGCTGGTTTCAGCCTCAGCGCGAACAGTATGCAATTGACGTGCGTGCCCCAACAGAACACGGCGTTTCCATCTGCGAGTATCGGAATACTTGCCGCTGCGTTCAACGGTCTGTTCGACGCTTCCACAGTTAGCATTTTCACTTGCTACATGCCCATCGGAAATTACGGCAATGTCAGCGCGGGCATTGAGACAAAGTTCGTCGGCTTCATCGAGAAGATCAACAAGATCAATCGCACGGTGGTGGAGTTCGAGGTTCAAGACCCGCTGTACTTGCTCAACGAAAAGGTTCCCAAGCGACTAGTTCAGAGTAGCTGCCCGTGGAGCTTCGGAGATAGCAACTGTAATGTGGCCGGGGGATTGGCAGCGTTTACCCAGGCTTTCACCGCCACAACTGGAAGCAACCAAACCACGCTCGTTCCTGTGACGGCATTCTCGCAGGCCGCTGGGTATTTCACCCAAGGCGTAGTGACGTGTACAGCAGGTGCGAACGCGGGATTGAGCCAGACGGTAAAACTCCACGCAAGCGGCAACTTGCAAGTCATGTTCCCGTGGATATTGCCAGTAACCGTGGGTAACACCTTCACCGTGGTAGCGGGTTGCGACAAGTCTGTAACGGCGTGCAAGACGAGAAAAACAGCAGCGGGTGGAGCGGTGGATAACTCGATTCATTTCGGCGGAGCGATAGACGTTCCAGTGCCGATCACGGGGTTGTAAAGGAACCTATGTCTCTAACGGACAAAGCAAGACAGAACATCGTGCGGGTTGCGGAGTCGTGGTATGGCACGCCGTATCGAGGTCACTCCTGCCTGAAGGGAGCGGGCACGGACTGCGGACAACTTCTAAAGGGTGTGTTCATAGAAGCTGGTCACAAATTCGACGATGGCATTCCACTGCCGAAGGACTATTCGCTTCAGGTCGCGCAACACCGTAAGGACACCGCTTACATCGAGACTGTTGAGAAGTACATGCGTGAAGTCACCGAGGCTGACGCACTGCCAGGCGATGTCGTGATCTACAAGCTAGGCCTCGCATTCGCTCACGCGGCAATCATCAAGGCGTGGCCGGAGCATGTGATTCATGCGCTTGAGCGCGAAGGCGTGACGGCTGGGCACGGAATGAATTTCAAGTTCGGAAGGCTGGAGAAGAAATTCTACACGCTCAAGGATGAGTTTTGCGGTAGCGAGGAAACAAAGTAATGGCAATCTTCGGTGGTGGCAAAAGTAATTCGCCAACAAAGGAGTTCGGCGCACGGGTCAACCAATCCGTGTTGGGATACCCGTACCCCGTCGTCATGGGCACTGCTCAGGTCCAGCAGACCCTCTTGTGGATCGACGGCTTCGACGCCACAAAGCAATCAAGCAAAGGCGGAGGCGGCAAGGGCGGTGGCGGCAAAGGTGGTGGTGGGTTCTACACCTACACGGCGGACTGTGTTGCCGCGCTTTGTAACGGCCCGGTCAGCGGCATCGGCGATGTGTGGAGCGGTCAGTCATGGCTCGGAAGTCCCACGGCAGCCGAGGCCTATACGATTACTGGAAGTGGCACATATACGCCGACGAATGCTAGCGCCCTTTACAACGACTTGGGCGTCAGTGTGGAGACTTCGTACAGCGGAACTTACAATGACTATGGTTCGCCGGGTTCCGTCTCTCTAAGCGGCGTAGATCGCTCTCCGCTTCTCCGTGTCGCCTATGGCACGACGCTGAGTACGGGGCAGTACTCCATCAATCCTTCGACTGGTGCGTACAACTTCAACAACACTGCGGATGCTGGAAGGGTAGTTCACCTGTCCTATTCGTTCCTGTACACCACCATTAACCAGCAGGAAACCGACGTCGTTCCCGCTGGGAAGACTATCAGCGTCGGAGGAAGCCAGAAGTTCGGTTCTGACTTCGGAGTCCGTTATGCCGCTGGACCAAACGTGGGAGTGGCGCTCACGCGAGTATCTGGAACTCCGAGCGCAACGGGCACCTACCAAGTCACGGGCAGCGCACCCGCCACATATCATTTCGCCACGGGCGACATCGCCGCTGAAGTCACAATTACATTTTCGATCAACGATCCCAACGCCGTAGGTCAGGGCCAGTCTAGTACGCTGAACTTCACCCTGAATGGCGGAACTCCGGGTCAATCACCGTTTTCCTTCTTGACGGCAAGCTACCCCGGCGCTGCGTTTGGATACACCAGCCTTGCCACTGTCCTGTATCAGCCTATGGGTTTAGGTTCGTCCGGTGAAATTCAGCAAAACAAGTTCGAGGTCATAACTCCTGACGTTTACGGCGGTGGGGTCGAAGACTGTAACCCTGTCACCTGCGTAACGAAGGTGCTCACCAACGGACAATGGGGACTGGGAGTAGGGCCGATTCCCTTCCCCACTTCCGTGTTAGACAACGGAGCGAGCGGCACTTGGGGAGGCTCCGCCTCAACACCCGGCGCACGTCAATCGAACGGCACCGCATGGAACTGGTTCGCGGCCAATAATTTCTTTATATCTCCAGTGATCGACACTCAGGACACTGCGGCATCCGTCATGAGCAAGTGGCTGGAAGCTGGAATGTGCGCTGCGTTCATGAGTGAAGGTTTGCTCAAACTCGTTCCCTATGGCGACACCACAACAGTAGCCAACGGCGTCACCTGGACTGCGCCATCTACATATGTTGTCGCGCTGGACGATAGTTGCTTCGTTGGCAAAGAGGGCGAAGACCCGGTCAAGATCAGCCGCATTGCTCCGCACGATGCCTGGAACGTCGTACAGATTCAGTGGGACAACCGCCTAAACCAATATTCACCAGAAATCACGCAGGAGTCCGACCAAAGTCTCATCAATCGTTGGGGTGAACGCCGCGAAGATCCGCAAAACTGGGATTTCATTCACACCCTTCCAGCAGCGACCTTTGCCGCAGACATGCGGCTGAAGCACGGCTCTTACATCCGCAACAGCTATGAGTTCACGCTTCCTTACTCCTACTCGTACTTGGAGCCAATGGACATCGCGACCATTAGCACGACGAGTGTATGGGCGACGGGATTGAACAACACCAACCTCAGCGTGACTAACCTTCCTGTGCGCATCACTAAGGTCGTTGACGACCCCGTAGCTGGATTGCACATTACGTGTGAAGACTATCCGTTCGGCGCTCATCAACCGACGTTGTACAACAAACAGATTAGCAATGGCGATGTCGCAGTGGATACGTTCGCCGATCCCGGCTCAGCCGAGATTGTCATGTTCGAGGCGACCAACCAACTGACCGGATACAATGGCGACCAGATTTGGATTGGTGCTCTCGGAACCTCAGACAACTACGGCTTCACGAACGTCTGGGTCTCTCAGGACGGCACCACCTACAAGCAGGTGGGAACCATCCGTGCTCCCGCTCGCCTCGGTGAAGTGCACTCCACATTTGCAAGCGGCAGCGACCCGGACACGACGAACACCCTCATCGTGGACTTAGCGGACAACTGTCAGGCTCTCGAAGCTGGTACGACCACAGATGCGGACAACGGCACCACGATGTGCTTTGTGGATGGAGAAATCCTCTCCTACTCTGCTCTGTCGTACACGGGGCAGAACCAGATCACGATGGGCACCTACATTCGCCGTGGGCAGAAAGGCAGCACGATTTCTTCTCATGCTGCGTCTGGATTGTTCCTACGTCTCGATGATTCTGTGTACAAATACACCTACGACCCGGTGTGGCGTGGGCAGACACTCCACTTCAAGTTCCAGGCAGTGAACTCGTTCGGCAACAACGCACAGGCATTAAGCAGCCTTACGCCTGTCAGTTTTACGCTTCCGGGCACCAGCAAGGGCACGATAGATGCCAGCACGGGCATCATTCTTGGTCCCGCACTGCCGAACTCTACTCCATTGAATGGGCAAGGCAGCATCGCTGGAGCAGGCGTCAACACATTCGCTTATACGTCCACGACATCCAGCATCAAAGTCACATGGACATCGTTCCCTGTCTACAACCCTGACGGCTCATCCTTCACTGTGCCTGCGAACTCGACTGGCACAACCTTTAGCGGACTGACCAGCGGAACGACCTATTACTTCGGCACATACGTGGTTGTATCCACAGGCATCTGCCACGCTGTCCTCAGCGACGTTAGCAGCGGCAAGGCTCTGTTCTCCGCTCAATATATTACGCAGACGCTCAACGGCGACGGCAACATCGGAGTCAATTGGAACATCGCAGCGGCTACGACTTCGTCTGGAACTGGTGGTGGTTCAGGTGGTGGGGGTGGCACGGGTGGGTGCTTCACGCCGAACAGCAGACTCCTAGACTTGACGCCTATTAGCGAGGTGGTAGTCGGAGATTTGATTTGGGTGGAACTTGAGGACAGCACGTTCGTTCAACGTCCTGTCGGGGCGGTGCTCACTTACGAGTACGACGGCATCCTCCATAACGTGGACCTCGGAACTTGGGTAACTCCAAACCACCGCTTCAAGCAGCCCGATGGCTCGTGGAAGCGTGCAGACGAACTGTTCTCCAAGACCATGCACTACACGGGGACCGTCCACAACCTGCACATCGAAACGCAGGACGACAATGAACGCAACTACATTCTGTGGAACAAGATGGTCGCTCACAACTACAAGATTGCTTAGAGAGGGCACGATGATTCAAATCTACTTCATTTCTCCCAACGGAGCCTCGGTCGTACAGAAGGCGCTACTCGGTCTTGGTGGGCAGCGCACGCACGGCTGGCGACCGGATGGGGACGACAAACAAGTGATTGGCGTGGTTGAAGTTCTGATGGGCGATACCGAACAGGTGTGTGACGCTCTAGAAGCCGCTGGCATTCTTATTCTGCCCGACCACAAAGGCACGGAAACGATAGCGGCGGAGCATCACGAAAAGCTCAAGCTGCATGGCGTTTTACCGACGGATACCACGAAGATCGCCATGACCAAGGTTCACGGGATCGCCGGGTTCCCGCCGTTGAAACCCAAGAGGTTTTAATACTCCTCGGGGAGCAGCAGACACGTGCTGGCACGATCTGCCTCGGTGATAATCCAAATCCTGACGCCGCTCTTCAAGGTGTAAACGGACATGATGCGCAAATGAATGATGATCGCGACCTCGTTCTCGCGTCGGTCGTGGTTGTCCACAATTCCCCAATCGCCGGATAGGTGTCTCTGCAAGTAATCCAAAAGCGACTCGCCCGATGCCTCCAAAGCTCCGAGGGCACCGGGCGTCGCCACCACCTGACCGGGTTTGAAGCGGTTCACTTGGCCGAGGCCGCGCTCGCGGCCTTCGGCTGCTTCTTGGTTTCTTCGTAGGAGGTCCACAGCTGCTTCACCTTCACCGGGTCGTTCTTGAAAAGTTCGCAAAGCGACTCAGGTGTCATGCCGAGGCGTTCCGCACGACCGACCCAACTTAACGCATAGCCCGTTTTCCCAAAAGCACGAACCACTGAGGGCTTGCTAGGACGACCCGCGAGAACCGCCAGCTGAGCACCGACAGCGGTTTTGGAACCCGACACCGGAACAGCGGCGCGAACTGCTTTGGTCGCCACTGTGCTCTCCGGTTTGTCGTTGGCCTGAGCGAGCTTCACATCTTTTGCCCGAACCTTCTTGGATTTCTTAGCCATTTGCGTTCCTCCTTTGTGGAACGTTGGCTACCATACGTTGACTGTATCGTAAAGTAAATAGCACTGAGGTTGGGGCAGGCTGGGTACTGAAGTTCAAAACCCAGCTGCTGCTCTATGTGTTGTGGAAATCTGTGCAAGAGTGTTGAAAACTGTGGAAACCATTAACGGCGAATCACCAAATACCCAATGTTTATGCGGCTTGGGATACGCACCACAAGATATAGGCACTTAGCAAGAAAACTCATCCACATTTTGCGTTTTGCTCTTGACGAGCTTCGGTGGAGCGTCCGATACTGCCCCTGAAAACAGAAACGGACCTGAGCGGCTCTTGCCAGCCAATCAGGTCCGGGAAAGTGAGGCTAAACAGATGAAGCACACCATTGTGCACATCATCCGCGATTCTAGGACTGGCCGGATCATTTCGCAAAACACCGCGAATCGGAAAAACCCGGCTACTTGGGAACGCGAGACGGTTTACAGACCGTCACCGAAACGTGAAAAGTAGTTGATGTGAAACCCGGTCAAGGACGTCAGGCTTTTGCTGGCGTCCCGCACCGGAGCGCATCGTACAAAAAGATGCGCGGCGGTGACAAGAAGTTTCTTCATATTTTCGTTTGGCCTGTGGATTATCAGTTCACACTTCCACAGTCTCCGCAAGGTTGTTCGCCATCGTCCGCGCTCGCTTGGATTTCACATTCAAGGTGGCGAGGTAGCGACGGAGGGTGAGAAGGTCTGCGTGTCCGATCCATTCCTGCACATCCTGAATCGGCGTCCCGGCTTCAAGGTGCATAGTCGCGAACGTCCGACGGAACTTATGTAGGTTCCAGCGGCCTGGCAGTCCCGCATTCTTGACGATGTCCTTCAACTTGCCGAGGAAATGTCCCTCGGGCTTCCCAACTGAGGAAACGAAGACCGTCGGGCGGGTCGGGTAGAGCACCTTGTAAGTGCGGAAGGCTTCCACCAGAACATCGGGGATGGGGATAACGCGGGAGCGGCGGTTCTTGGTGGTGAACCCCGGCTTCGCCTGTACTGTCACCGTACCGCCGTCCAAATCCACGTCAGCCCACGTGAGGAACATCACTTCCCTCTCCCGCATCCCGGTGTAGAGAAATGTCTGGTAGCGGATGCGCTGCTCCGAGTCGCAGGCCGCGAAGAACTGCTTCAACTCTTCCCTGCTGTAATAGTCCACGACAGGTTCATCGTATTTCGGCATCTCGCTCGGCTTGATGAGACCGACGACTCCCTGGTTGCGGAGGAACGTCAGAAGGGATTGAACCCGGTTAAAGCAGGTGCGGGGAGCCGAGCCTTCGTTCTGATAATGCTTCCAGTAGGCGAAGATGTCGGAGCGGCTGACTTCGTGGAGATAGGTCTTACCCGAGACTCGCTGGAATAGCTCCAGTTCCCACCGCCATCTGGCGACGCCGCGCTCGTCGGTCTGGGTAGAACGCTCTAATAGGAACGATTCGATGGCCGAGGCCAGCTTCACACCAGCCGGAGCCGTTCGTTCCTCTACGGGAGGCCTCTTCCCTGCTAGGACATCCTCTTGCCTCATCTGAGCCTTTACAGCCTCAATCGGGTCGGGACCGACTTTCTTCCACCGCTGGCTGGTGCCATCATACCAACGCAGGTAGTAGTCAAACTCGCAGTGCGAGATTTCCTTTTTGTCCTTCCCCTTCACGCCGACTCCCGGCTTGAGCCGAGACTTTCCTGCATAGGCAGCCGCCATTGCGGGCAGCTGCTTTCCGTCCTGCTTGAAGCGGATAAAGATGCTTACGGTTTGATTCGCCAT